TTCAAAATCTGGTAGTTCTCTGAAATATCCCATTAGTATCCTGTTCCTCGTAGACCTTCACCAGTATCATAATCTTCTTTGTAAATTGGGTTAAGTTCTGAAAAAGACAACGCTAAACTCATGTGAGTTGGTGTTGCATCTTCATATGTACTGTACTGTCCACTAGCAGTGTAATTAACACCAACCTGAGTGAGTGCACAAACTTTATGTCTCTTCAAAAATCTATGTGGTTGAGATCCTGTCATGAATTCAACTTTCCATACATCTGGACTATTCAAGAAAACTCCTTCTGCACCTTTTGATGCAGACATACATTGTTTGAAAGTTCTAATAATTTGTTTAACTGTTTGACCTTCTTTTGGACTCCTTGGAACTAATTGGAATCTATACTGAAATTTTCTTATAGCAACACCACTGAATAGTGATTCTTTGTTTTGATTAACAATTTTTCCCTGAGTTCTTGCAAGAATCGCTTGTGAATCAATATTTCCACCTAATGCATTGACAGCCTGTGCTGCCATTTTGTTTTGAAACTGTTTGATGAGAGCACCACCAGATCCAGAAACTTTATCAATAAAACCTTGAACTGATTGACCAGCGTTTTTAATTGCCTTTCCTGGTTCAGTTATTTTTGCATCGTTTGATACTAAACCTGATAGTGCAGAAAATCCTGCCAAAGAAAGAGCATCTACATCATTTTCATTCCAACCTGCTTCCTGAGAATCTCCTATTTCTACTGGCATTGGTAATATAATTGTCGATTTTATTTTATTATTAGCAGCACTTACAGCAGAACCTTCTTGAACTTTAAGACTACCACCCTCGGTTAATCCTCCAGCTGGTTTATATTCAAGACAACTTATCTTCATGTAATCCATTGTAGAGTCAATCATATCACTAGGATATCGCAAGATACCACCTGCTGATTGTCCACTTGCAATAGATCCCAAAACATTACTTAATCTTGAGGAATAATCTGCTATTTTGCCTAGTGTAGTAGGTACTTCAGTAAATCTAACCACTATTTTCTAATTCGGGTTCCAAAACTATTTATAGAGTTATCTGCTAGTTTTTATTCTGGCATACGGAATATGCTTAATATCTTCAAATTCACTCCCTCTAACTAGGTGCACTTGACCTATAATTTCTGGAAAAGTATATTGTCTTACCTGACCAAAATGAAGATTAATTCCACGGAATCCCCATTCTAAAACTTCAGTGACGGCTACTAATGGGTGCTCATCATATGTAATGTTAGGTGTCTTTGGTTTATAGATGAATGTATAATATTGTCCTACCTCTGGAACAGATCCACTTTCATCTAAAACTGATATAAGTGACAACATCATATCGTCAGGATCTTCCATACCATTCAACTCATCCACAATAGGAGTAAGTCTATTGTCTGTTGGTGGATTAAATCCAAAACTATCTGTCATTATTTAATACCTAATTCTTTTTCAGTAAATATTCTGAATTCCCAAAGTCTGTCTTTACAAAATTCTTTGGCAGCATCCCACTTTGCCTCATTTGTGACATATTGGGTTACCTCGTACATGTATCCTTTTGATTTTCTTTTTGGTTTCTTAGGAGGTCTTGTTTGTTTATCTGGTTTCACCTCAATAATAGATCTACAAATAGATCCATTGGATTTTCTATATTTAATATAAAAGTCAGGAAAATATCTATGTACTCTATTATCTAAGGGAGAACGATATGGTATGAAAAATTCTTCACTTCCCCACTCTAAAATATTATCATTTAAATCACAATAACACATGAACTTACGTTCCCAAAGAGAACGATAGATGATGTTTGTTGGATCACCTTTGTACTTTTTAGGATTCGTTGGTCTGTATTTTCCTTTATATGCCATTAATATTTATCACTTCCTTCCTATATAGTATAGGCAAATCATAACAACAAACGTGCAAAATCTTGCAAAGGGTGCTCAGATTGCTGCTGGATATGGAAGATTAGCAGCAAGCATATTCCCTAATAGTAAAGCAATAAAGAAAGTATCTGGTATTCTTAACAATGCTAATGACATCGCTGACGCTTTAAGTGGCGGTGGTGCAGGATATACTGGTAATAGGTCAGGTCCTGGAACAGCGAAAGGGATGGCAGAAACCATTGCTCAGTTTGGTAGATTGGCACAGACTTCTCATTATGAAGTATCCCTTGCTGGTTTTATGAATCTATCTAATCTTAGTGGATTCTTACGAAATAAAGGAGTTGATACAGATTTTATTACTAGAGAACTAGGTTTATTGTGTAGTAGTGCTTCTCTTCCAACGTCTCGTTATGCTATTTCTGAAATAACAAACTTCATGGGTGTTAGAGAAAACTTTGCACATACAAGAACTTTTGTTCCTATTGATCTTACTTTCTATGTTGATAAAGAATATAAGACATTAAAGTTTTTTGAGCATTGGATGGAATATATTGCTAGTGGTGCACAAACTAGAGATGGAATTTTTGATCAAGCAAGACCAGGATATTATGTAAGAATGAAATATCCACAACAAGGTTACAAATGTGACACAATCCAAATTAAAAAATTTGACAGAGACTATCAATATCAGATAGAATATAACTTTATTGGATGTTTTCCTCTTGATATTGTTGCTGTTCCCGTTTCATATGAAGGATCACAAATTCTTCAAATGACTGTTAGTTTAGCATACGATCGTTATGTTTGTGGTGCGATTGATAGTAAATCTATATCTCAAGGAACTTTCGGTAACTTTATCCCTCAATTGGGTGGTCTTGCTATTGCTTCTGCTGCTGCTTTTGGCGGAACCTCAGCTCTAGGTAAAATCAATAGTGCTGCAAACAGTCTTGCAGGTATTTCTAGAAATGCTAGAGATCTACAGGGATCTATTGATTCTGTCAGACAACGTTTTATTTGACCCCTATATAATATACTGAAATTATAAATTATGCCGTTACCAACCATTACAACTCCTACGTATGAGTTGAATTTGCCATCGAACGACAAGAAAATTAAATATCGTCCATTTCTAGTCAAGGAAGAGAAAATCCTTATCCTTGCAATGGAGTCTGAAGATACAAAACAAATTACAAACGCAATTACTGACGTTCTTAATTCATGTATCATCACCAGAGGTGTTAAGGTAGATAAATTACCTACCTTTGATATTGAGTATCTCTTCTTGAATGTTCGTGCCAAGTCTATCGGTGAGGTTGTAGATTTAGTTGTAACCTGTTCTGATGATGGGGAAACAAAAGTAGATGTCGCAGTCAACCTCGATGATATTAAAGTAGAAAGAAAGGAAAATCATAAAAAAGATATTAAATTGGATAAAAACCTTTCCTTAAGGTTAAAGTATCCTTCAATGGAACAGTTTATTAAGAGTAATTTTGATTTTGATGGTACTAATGTAGATGCATCATTTAAAATGATCGCTGGATGTATTGACCAGATTTATACTGATGAAGAAGCATGGCCAGGATCTGATTACACTGAAAAAGAAAGAATAGCATTCCTAGATCAACTAAACACTAAACAGTTCAAAGAAGTAGAACAGTTTTTTGATACTATGCCTAAACTTTCACATAAAATGGTAGTTAAGAATCCCAAAACTGGGGTTGATAATGATGTGGTGCTTGAGGGTTTAGCGTCTTTTTTCGTATAATAATGGCACAAGAGGACCTTGTGTCATATTTTAAGTTAAATTTTGCTTTGATGCAGTACCATAAATACTCTTTGACAGAGCTTGAAAATATGATTCCTTGGGAAAGAGAAATTTATGTTTCCCTTCTCCAACAACACATCGAAGAGGAAAACTTAAAAGCACAGCAAAATGGCTGATTCATTCCTATCACCAAGACAAGAAAGTAAGGGCGGTGCTCTTGCTAGAAGTATGATGGGAAGAAATAGTCAGACAAGTGAAGTTGGTGGAGTTACTCAACAAGTTGTTGTTGCTGGTTTTAATGATGAGGTTTTAGGAAGAATAGATCAGAATTTAAAATCAATACTTGGAGTATTGACAAAGGATTTAGAATTACAAGAAGATAATTTAGAAGATAGTAAGAAATCAGCGATAGAAGCAAAAGGTCAGGAAAGAAAGGATGCAGAAACCAAATCACTTGGCAGTCCTATCATGGGAGGAATCAAGAAGATTGGTAATGTTGCCAAGGAAGTACTTGGTGTAGAAAGTGTATTAGATAGATTGATAGGAGCATTCTTAGCTATTTTTGGGGGATGGCTTGCTGGTAAATTACCAGAAATAATAGAAGGAATTAAGACCACATGGGACAAAGTTTCAAAAGCCGTGATGGGTGCTGTTAATACAGTTGTTGATGGTGTCAAGTCAGTGTTTAATGGTATCAAAGATATAGTTACTGGTATTATTGATTGGTTTAAAGGTGGTTTTAAATTTATTGGAGATAAAATAAAAGGATTTGTAGACTTTATTGTTGGAATTGGAGAAAAAATATTTGAAGGACTGCAGAAGGCATGGGATTTTATAACTAATCTTCCTGGTAAAATTGGTGATACCTTCAAGAAAGGTTGGGACTGGA